GGGTGTTTCATCAGGGATATTTGATTCGGTGGTTGGCATCTCGCCAGTAGAGTCGTTTCCAATTAAGTCTGTTTGAGTTATTTCTGGTTGATCTGTCGCAATCCAATGTTACGCCGATGGGACGCGGATTAACGTCTAATGGGCGGGGATGTTTGAGGTTTGTTTGGAGGGCTGCTCCGAGCTGTTCTCTCCCTGAATAGGGCAGCTGCGCAATGGCTCAAAACTAGCCTTAAAATACCAATGCGCACACAGATGTCTTTAAAGAAAGTATATGCAATCTAGGATATCAAGTTTCCCTGATCTCCACAATCGCTGATACTCCAAGTAGCTGTGCCCTACTTGTAGATGTCGTTTAACTTTGTCGGAAAGTTTGGACATTATCCGATTATACTCGTCACTGAAGACCTTCTCCCCATGCTTTGACCATTCCCGCATAGCAACGCTAACATTAAGGGCCAAGCCTACATCCGGATTTCCTGTTTTGTGATACCAATTTAACATTTCGGTAATAGAGTCTGGTTCTAATGGACCCACATACCGCATGAGGCCTTCATCAAAACGAAATCCACGTTTCAAGAAAGTGACTTCTTGAAGGGTTCGGTAGTCGGAAAATGTGTTCTTATTCTCGTCGGTGTATATCATGCCAATCTTCTCAAATCCTCTCGCCATAATTTCCTGAGTAAATTCATCTTTCACTTGGTCGCCTACGGATATGACATTGTCATCTCCATAGGCGATCATGCTTATAGTCTCATTAAACTCCATCATTGAGCGATCAGTCTCGAGCATCCACACTATTCTGGTTGCCACTAGGTTGTAAATCGAATTAATCATCACTGTTAAAGGAACGCCTGAAGGTAGGCTCTTATTCCATTGGTATACCTTCCCCTCACATATGTGAAATGAAGATACGACATCCTCGAATAGAACATCCCGAATGAGACGATTCTGTTCTCCGTCATTATACAGTTCTTGAAAAATCCAATTACAACTACGCAATATTTCAGCATTAAGTGAACCATCATAGTTGGAAAAGTCACCGGCAACGATGTTTTGCCCTTTCCCCTCAAGCCTTCGGGCTAAACGATCCCACATGATTGAATGGGGATTTATTCCGACCGCAATACCATTAAAGACGTGGTTATGCATCAAGAAGGCCATCATCGGGAGATAGAATTGTCGAATCATTATGACCAGGTCCATTGGGGCTGCAGAGAAAAGTCTGGTCTTACCTTGCTCCACTTTTGCTTTCGGACGCTTCTCGTCCTTCAGCGTATCAATGTAGATGTTCATTGAACGCTCACCTCTCGACGCTTTAACGAGTTTGGTCAGAACTCTCTTTTTAAGACCTTGCATCTCTGGACTTTCCAACCGAAAGTCACCGTCTATTCCCATCCAATGAGATTTCCCTGGTTCTTGTGGGGACTTCTCAAAGACGAATGGATATCCGGGACTACTGGATCGTGTAATTGATCCCATGTACTCGTCTCCATCAATTCCTGTCACTGCTTCTTCGAAGGTTAATACTTTCTGATAGTCCTGTAACTTGATATTTTCATGGTGTGACACTTTCAGCTGTCCTAACACATCACTCGCCGCTACATGCACAAGTTCATCCCACACAGCCAAAGATGGAAGTCCGATTTTCTCCATAGATTTCTCCAGGGGGTCTATCCTTGTTCCATCCTCTGCCGTAAAGGGACGCAAATGCGCAGGCGCTTTCTTTGATTCGTAGATTTGCTCATACACTTCCGTCTTTTGAAGTTGGGTCTTAGTCGCAGCTGGCACAGCCGGAGCAGTGCCCAAAGGTACGAAATTCTCTACATTGTGCAGATGGCATGCTTCAAAGAACTCTTCCTTAATAGTATCGTCTGGTGTCCACGATATTTGATCTTGTGATGAGAATTTCTTACATATCGCTTCTAAATCCTCCTTGGCTACAGCTGCAAACACGGTCATATCTGACGCTCCCGCAACAAGAACTCCACACAATTTCCCTGCCAACATCTTATTGTCAGCAACAAGAACATTTCCACAATCGCCCTTGACAGCGGCATAGGTATTCACAATATAGTTTTCACGGTACCAGAATATCTCTCCACCGCCTTCAGGCTTTCGGGGAACATCCTCAGACCAACATGTGCCTTCAATTTGACGATGTATGTCAAAGAACCCTCCATCAGATGACGGACGATAATTGAAAACTACGTTGGATCCGGAGATCTTATGGAGATCCTTGCGAGATACGAAATTTCCGACACAGTTCTTAAAAGACGGTACATTCTTTCCGGCCGAAAACACACATAAATCTTTCTTACCATATGGGGAAGACACTTGGATGGACGTGTCTCTCATATTCTTATATAGGAACTCAACTCCTGTCTTATTTGTCTCATTTCTAAGACGCATAATAGTAGTATCCTCAAACTTCTTCTCCCTACAATACTCATGGTAATGTTGGGGCATCAGAACGAGGTGTCCCTTTAGTCCAAATACGGAACCCATTGTCTTAAAGCCCAAATTGGTTTTATATTCGAGCCAATACGTGTTAGAAAGAGCTTTACGTGCCAGTTCGTTGGTAGATTGCACAGCACAAGGCACCACCTCTGTCAACACTATTTTCTCCACCTGATTCAGGGGTTTTGTGGTCCCCTCAATCCTAAAGATTATAGTGTCTCCAGTGGTATGTGCTTTAACCTTGTGGAACTGGTAAACATTCCCACCATAGATGTACGTCTTGTCACAACGATCTGGATCTTCTAGGACGTCACGAAGTGTCATATCTTCAACTTCTGATGTTATTCCACGTATCTTAACGAATTTCTTCCGCCCTCGATCTTTGCGGCTTTTTGAGTGTCCACATGCTTCAACTTTCTTCTTATCTTTCATAAGAATACCTTCATCCAATAAATGTTCACCACAAATACGGTAAATCCGATTCGTGAAAAGCTTAGTTCCATCATTATCAAAGAACTCCTGAACTGTTCCGTCC